AATTTGATGACAAACAAGCTGCTTTAGTTAGTGGCTCAAACATTAAAACAGTTAACGGAAATAGTCTTCTCGGTAGTGGAAATGTTGCTATAACTGCAAGTGCCGGAGGTTCTCCAACACAGATTCAATATAATAACAATAGTGTATTAGATGGGAATGTAGGACTTACTTTAGATACAGGGACTGCAGGACTTACTAAGGTTCAAATTGGGTCATCTCTTAACCCAACCTTTAGATACGGAGTATTAAAGCTTACAGGAAACGGAAGTACAGAAGGTGGAAAAATAGAATTTGAAACAGGAGCAAGTAAAGGCTCTCCGGAAACAATTATTCTTCAAGCACCTGATACAGGAGCAGCACAAGAAATTTCATTACCTGAAAGCTTACCAACGGCAGACACACAGATATTAGGTATTAAGTCTATTAGTGGAACGTCAGTTCAAACACAATGGGAAACACCAACAGGTGGTGGCTCGTTACCTTATACAAGTTATGAAGCAATATTCTCATCGACAGGAGGAAATGTATCAGTAGTAGAAGCTAATAATACCACAGGTACAACTTTTACTTGGGTAGATTCCGGTAATGAAATTGTAATAAGACCTGCCGTAGCATTTGGAGACCAACCTGTTCTTGTATTGTTAAATGGGTATGGTGGTACTAAAGATTCTAAAGCTTTATGTTTTTTCGGAGGGTATCTTAAAGCTAACGGACAAGTTACAATTGATAAATTAGACCGAGATTTTGCATCAACCGTGGCAGACATTGCCCAAGGAAACTTTGAACTTAGAGTATACTAATGGATATTAGAAAAATTTCAATAGGTCCTGATTACAAGTCAGGAGCAATGCATTATATTGTAGGGCAATCTGTTTTAAATGGTAGTTATACTATTCATTTAATTAAGTTTGTTTTAGAAAAAGAGAGTATATTAATTTATATTCAAAAAGAAGATGAGATTTTACTTTGGAAAGAGTTTACCTCAACGATGCCCGTCTCTATTGAATACAATATAAACTTTATTTAATGACGGATAACGAAAGAAAAGAACTAATCGAAAAGGTCGAGGTTCTTAAAATGGAAAAAGATAAGGTTGATGATTGGATGGATTCAATGGCTATTGCTGATGAGATTCACAATATTGAAATGAAATTAAATGGAGTTAAACCAACTGATTCGCATATAGATTGTATTGGTTGTGGCTCGTAAATTAAATTATGAAATCACCGTTTGCATTTATCGTAAGACCTTTAAAAGGTAAACGATATAACAACACAAAAGAAATATCCGGATTGGATATTATCATAAGCACATCTGAAGAAGATTTTAAATTTTCTAATAGAGAAGCAGAAGTAGTTGAACTCCCCCTTGGATATAAAGGTCCGATAAAGGTGGGAGATTTTTTGTTAGTACACCATAATGTTTTTAAGTTTTATAACGATATGTACGGAAAACAAAGAAGTGGTAAAAGCTACTTTAAAGATGATTTGTTTTTTATAGAAGCCGAACAGTTCTATGCGTACCATAACGGTACACAATGGAATGCAGTTGACAGATATTGTTTTGTACAACCTGCACCCGTAGAGGATTCATATATTTACAAACCTTTAAGTGAAGAGCCTTTGGTTGGTATAATGAGGTATCCTAATGAGTATCTAAAATCCAAAGGGGTTGTAGAAGGGACAAAGGTTTGTTATAAACCAAATAGTGAATATGAGTTTACCGTAAGTGATGAGAAACTTTACAGAATGTTTGACCACCAAATAGTTATGTCAATATGAATATAGGAATATTTGAAGATGTAATACAAGGGGTAGATAAATATGTTGATGACATATTAAACGAAGGCTTTCAAGATATACAGATAGGAGAAGATTTATTTAAGAATGTAAATGCAAGAGGTATTGACCAACTTGTTGTGTTTTTAAATGAACATTATCCAATGTATAAAGCAGATTTAAACTTTGTAAGAAGGTCACCCTTAAATCAAGAAGAACCAAATTTCATTCATACAGATGATATGATGGGAGATTTAACTGCGATACTTTACTTAAACACAGAGCATCCTGAAACCGATGGAACTACTCTGTATTACAAAGGAGAAAAAATGTGTATCTTGAGGTCAAGATATAATAGGCTTGTTGTTTTTCCATCACACCTTTATCATTCAAGAAATATTTATGATAATTTTGGTTATGCAGAAAAAGCAAGACTAATACAGGTTTGTTTTTTAAAAAAGAAATAATGACTGATTTTGAATTGATGTTAAAAGAAGCTAATATAGATTTAGAACTTTTAAATAAGTACATAGAGTCAGATGAGTTTATAAAAGAAGCAGGTCCCGTTGTGGATTTTGGTAATAAAAATTATGAGGTTAAAGACTCAAGCATTGAGGGTTTGGGAATTTTTACAACAAAAGATTTTAACAAAGGAGATGTTATTGGGTACGGAACTATGGATGGATGCAGAACTATAGCAGGTAGGTACACTAATCATTCTAAACATCCTAACGCAAAGTTTTATTACTTTAAGGACAACAGTAACACTATTTTAATTGCAGAAGACAATATAAAAAAAGAACAAGAGATTGTAGTTAATTACAGACACCATACATACAACAAACATTATTATGAGTAGAGAATGGGATTGGATGGATGAACTAAACGAAGATGTTCCTATAAAGAAAACAAAACGTATTAGAAATGAAATCAAACGAAATAAAATTAAAAATCATAGAAGCAGGTCACAGGGCAGTGGAGCAGCTTATAAAGGTAGCGAAGGAAGCGATTATTAAACACGACCCTGAAGATGACCTTTCAGCAGACAGGTTAAAAAATGCAGCAGCTACAAAAAAGTTAGCGATATTTGATGCGTTTGAAATATTAAATAGAATTGAAACAGAAAAAGAAGCTATTGAATCATTAGAAAAGGGAGCAAGTAAAACAGATACAAAACAAGGATTTGCAGAAAGAAGGTCTAAATAACTTATATCGAACACTTGAGGGTGTTGTACCTAAAAACGTTTTAAAGTCTAAGAACAAGGCTAAAACGTGGAAATACGGGTATGAGTCTAAGTATGATTTTGTTGTTATATCGAAGACCGGAGAGATAGGAGATATTATAAGTGTAAGTGGTCTAAAGATAGCTTTACCCTTAACACCTAAAAAGTGTCTTCAAAGACACAATAAAAAAGAAGAACAGTATTGGGAAAGAGAAGAGTTACCTAAGGCTTTAAGTAGAATGCAATCTATATTTCAATGGAATGAAATGCCATCTCAATTTAAGGATAGATGGGTTGATTATATTGAAGGAGAGTTTGATAGAAGAGAGCAAGGTTTGTGGTTTATGTCTAATGGCGAACCAACATACATTACCGGAGCACACTATATGTACCTTCAATGGACAAGTATTGATGTTGGATATCCTGATTTTCGAGAAGCAAATAGAATTTTATTTCTTTATTGGGAAGCATCTAAAGCAGATACGAGAAGTTTTGGTATGATATATTTAAAGATAAGACGTTCAGGATTTTCTTTTATGTCATCATCAGAGTGTGTAAATACAGGCACACTTGCTAAAGATTCAAGAGTAGGTATATTATCTAAGACAGGTTCTGATGCTAAGAAAATGTTTACCGACAAGGTAGTTCCTATTAATAGTAGGTTACCTTTTTTCTTTAAACCTATTATGGATGGTATGGATAAACCTAAAACTGAATTAGCGTTTAGAATACCTGCTGCAAAGATTACAAAGAAAAATATGTACGATACAACCAACGATGAGTTGTATGGATTAGACACTACTATAGATTGGAAAAACACAGACGATAACAGTTATGATGGTGAAAAGCTTCTGTTATTAGTTCACGATGAAAGTGGTAAATGGATAAAGCCTAATAATATTTTAAACAATTGGAGGGTTACTAAAACTTGTTTAAGATTAGGTAGTAAAGTTATTGGAAAATGTATGATGGGTTCAACATCCAACGCACTTGAAAAGGGTGGTGACAATTTCAAAAAACTATACACAGATTCTGATGTGGGAAAAAGAAACGCTAAT